TAATCAAGAGAATAAGATCGCCAAAGTTCTGGACACTGCCGATATAATCACAATCAGCAAATCACTTGACAAGATCACATCAGGATTCTTTGAGCCTCACGAAGCCATCCTTCTTGAACTTAGAAACACCTACCTTAAATCTCAAATCCATCAGATAATCACTGAGGAGTCAATAGGTCTTTATGATCGGCACGATGCAGAGGTAACGGCATCGGAGATGGTCAAGCGACTTAACGAACTTATGGATACCGGTATGACCGTTTCCAATATCATCACCACTGCCGATCTTGTCAAGGACGAACGGGAGGCATACTTCAGACGGCAGGAACTAAATCGACAAGGCAAGACAAGCGGAGTCAATACAGGGCTTACTGCACTCAACAGATTCACCGGTGGATGGCAGCCTGAATTTATCATCTTGGCAGGCAGACCATCAATGGGCAAGACTGCACTGGCATTATTTCATGGCATCCAATCCAAAGAAGCAGGGATCTACTTCAACCTTGAAATGAATCCATCACAACTTTGTCAGCGATTGATCCTGCAAAATGCAACGGGAAGCATCGACTCCAAAAGATTAAGGGATGGCAGCCTTAACCAACCAGAACTTCACGTATTTGAATCGACCATTGGTGAAGTTGAAAAGATGCCATTCACCATCTACGACAAGCCAAGATGCGGAGTTCACGAAGCCATCAGGGTAATTAGGCAGCAAGTCAGAAAGGGGCTGTGTAAGTGGGTAATAATCGACTACTTGCAGTTAATGACATTGGAAGGCTTCAGGGGTGGTAATCGGGAGGCAGAAGTAGCAGAGATCAGCAGAACGCTAAAGGCAGCACAGAAAGAACTTGCCATCCCAATCATTGCACTGTGCCAACTTAATCGACAAGTTGAGCAAAGGGCAGATAAGAAGCCGATGCTATCCGACCTGAGAGAATCAGGATCATTGGAGCAGGATGCCGATACTGTGTGCTTTGTTTATCGACCATCATACTACAACTTATCCAACGATGATGGCAAGCCATACACTAACGAAACATTCTATCTATTTGAGAAGCATCGGCAGGGATCTACGGGAACTGTGGAGTTCAGGAATAACGAAACCATCACCAACTTCTACGATGCTAATCAAGAGCCGATGAGTTCCTACCTTCCAGTGGCAATCGAATCAACTGCATTTAACTTTCAATCCAATCAATTCAATGACGATAATCCATTCTGATCAATCTGTTGAGGTAACGCCAAAGAACCTGATGTTCTTAGTTAAACTCAATCAATTAACTGATGCCGAACTATCGCATCACTTTCCCAAACTCGATCACCTGACAAGGGATGAGAAGATTAAGCGCATTGTGTTTAATATTAACTGCAAAAGCCAATGAGCGAAATAACTAATCAATTCCCATTTACTCATAAGGTTTGTCCAATCTGCAAAGAGAACAAAGAAGTCGCAGAATATCCAACTTATTTCAGCAAAGCAAGAAACAAGCACAGAATCGGTAATTACTGCAAACCTTGTGGACGAAATGAAGCAAAGCCAAGAGCGATCAAGCACTATCAAGATAACAGAGAATACAAGTTGCAGTATTCCAAAGACTATCGGGCGAATCCTGACAATAAAGAAAAACTGAGCAAGATGCGATTGCACTTCAAAAAAAAGTATCGGGAAGAACTGCAAGATTGTTATATCAGGGATGTTCTTTCAACCCGTTACGATATACCCGTTGAGGTATCAAGGCAGTTGCCCGAAATCGTAGAAGCAAAACGATTGCAAATCAAAATAAGAAGAAAAATCAAAACCTTAAAAAATGGCAAAGAACAAATTAACTGACCTCAACGATCATCTATTCGCAGCACTGGAGCGATTGAATGACGAAGAACTAACCAACGAACAAATCGAATCTGAATCGAAAAGGGCTGATGCTATCATAGGCATATCCGATAAGATCATAGCCAACGCAAAGATCACACTCGATGCAATGAAGTTGATGTCCAACGGTGGCTTAGACATTACAGAGATGCCTGAGAGTTTTGGATTCAAAAGAATCAGCAATTAAAAAACCTAAAAACTTTATAATGGAAGAAACTAATATTGAAAAACACAAAGGCAATTTTGGAAATGTTGTTTTAGATTCAATGCCTAATCTTTACGGAAATATGAAGCGTATTTGTAAAACAGAATACAAATATGTTTCGGTTGTTACTTATGATGGCAGACCAACATTTAGAGCAGAGATTAGGAAGTATAAATGGATGAAATGTTTTGCAAGTTGTCGTGAAGCTGCATTAGCAGTAGATAAAAAAATGATTGAAAAAGGTAATCAACCAGTAAACATTTTAGTAAAACACTTGCAATACACAATCAAATAATCACTATCTTTGTGCAATGGAAGTCAGTAAAAAAGCAAGGGGTGGTTACAGGGCGAATGCAGGAACGAAGTCGAAGTATGGAGAGCAGACTGAGAACATCACATTTAGAGTGCCTGCCAGCCATAAGCAAGCCATCAGGGAGATAGTGAAGAAATACCTAATGAACGTAATAGATCAGCAGCACAATGACAAAGTTAATGACAATACCTTGCGCCATCGAATCGGTGGCAACGAGGCGAGATAAGACTATTAAGATCAGCATCGGCACTCAGGAACTATCACCAGAGCAAATGACCGAACTTATGAATCATTGGATGGGTGGTGTGGGTGTGATGGCATTCAAGGGTGAGCAGTTCAACTACAACGATGAGCAGCTACTTGAAGCAATGAAGATCGATGCAGCGGAGATGGGCAGCAAGACACCAAGCCAACGATTAAGAGCAGCATTGTATGTGCTGTTTGAGGCTAACAAGGAAGGACACTCAGACTTCAACAGTTACTATTCGGCAATGATGGAGCGATTCATCGACACCGTTAAGAAGCGCATCGACACCTATTCACAATTTTAAGCAAATGAAACAGTTAAACAGCAACCAACTTAATCTACTGCTCACCGATGACGAGATGAGCAAATTAAAAGAGATCGGATATAACGGCAAGGATTGCCTACGTGCATTCCTGCGTGAGGAGTTCGATCTTGAATTTACCACCGAGCCTTACTTGGGTAACAGCACTCTGCTCAATGGCATCTTCATCAGGGAGGGCGAGGTAGTATCAGATAACACTTGGCTACCAAAGGATGAAGCCTACGGAGCAGACACTCCAGAGGAGGCATTTATGATGAGCATAACGGCAGTGATTGAATACTGCATCGACCTGTACAATCAGAGCAATGTGATGGCATTCAGAAGCGTAAAATATTTAACTTACTGATAGCAGCACAATGAAAAATCAAGAACTAACAGCAACAAAGGCTTATGATATTGCAAGCTCGGTAGATCTGCAAATATCTTTCAATACTAAAAATGTAACGCATACGTTAAAAAGCATTTTAGAGATAATAGAACACCAAGCAATAAATGGATATTTTTCAACCAGCGACTATAAGATTAAGTTAAATATAGATTTAATCGAGAGCATTAAGTCTTTGGGGTATAAAATAGATTGCAAGTATGTAGATAGCCCAATGTCTTGCGGTAAAAAAATATTAATTGGTCATATTATTTTTTGGGATAAAATTAAAAACGATACCGACCAATGACAACAAGAATCAGGGCAGGCATCTTCGTTGATGCAATGATGGAAGGTAACTACTTCTACTTCGGTTATCTCAGTCGAGCAAGTTGGGAGTATGATGTAGCGGTGGCGGTAACGCATAAAGATCTAAAGATGTTTATCAATACCAACAAGGTTATTATGCCAACCGATCAGCCCCAATATAACTTCGGCATCTTAGTCAATGCAGAAGATCGGGATGGTAATGAGATCTATACCACGATGGCATACATCGAAGGTAAACTCAGGAAGTTGGTGATCTATCCATCGCAGTACAAGAAGATGGTCGACATAGGTCATAACCTCAATAGGCTCAGAGAGTCGCAGTTTGTAGATTCTTTAATATCTTTGTAAGTCAATAACATTAAAGCTATGCCATTATTTCAGGGAGATACAGAGCAGATAATTCAGATGAACATCCGCAAGCTAATAAGCGAAGGCTACAATCAAGATCAAGCAGTTGCCATCGCCTATGCTGAAGCAGACAAGTATCGCAAAGCAAGAAGCAAATGAAAAAGAAAACTGGCAGACCAACAGACTACACACCTGATCACGATGAGAGAGCATTCAATCTCGCATTGCTTGGGCTTAGTGATGTGCAGATAGCAGCAGCATTTGAGATCTGTGAGGCAACAATCAATAATTGGAAGCACGACCATCCCACCTTTTTAGAGTCATTAATGCGTGGGAAGGAGGATGCAGATGCCAAAGTAGCAAGGTCAATGTATGAGCGAGCGTTAGGAGTTACGATAGTGGAGGAGGCAGTTACAAAGGATGGCGAGATCGTTAAACTGCACAAGCAGCTACCATCGGACACCGCAGCAGCGAAGCACTGGCTATCGAATAGGCAGCGAGGCAGATGGAGTAACAATGGTGAAAGCACTATCACAACCACCGAGCCATTGGTGATCATCCGTACAGAGCGAAGCAGTGAATGAGTTACCGGCTAACCGAAACGCAGACAGTAGCCTTTGATCAAGCCATCAATGGCGAGTATAGAGTTATTGTGTTCGGGGGCGGAATACGTGGTGGAAAAACTTATTGGTTACTGCTGACACTTGCTAACCTTGCCTTGACCTATGCAGGATCTCGCTGGGTTATCATCCGCAAGAGTTTGCCTGACTTAAAGCGAACTACCTTTCCATCTTTTACAGGCTTGCTCAGTGATGGGCTTGACCAGAAGATCAAGTCTTGGAATCGAGATACTAACGTGGTAACATTCAACAATGGCAGTGAGTTGATATTTATGGCTGAGAGTTATGACGATGACAAAGAACTCAATCGATTTAGGGGCTTGGAGGTTAATGGTGCAGGACTGGATGAGGTTAACGAACTGCAAGAGCCAACCTTCTACAAGGTGCAGGAGAGGATCGGCAGTTGGAACAAGGCGCAAGGCAAGCCTCCCATCGTTTGCTTGGCTACGTGCAACCCATCGAATAATTGGGTTAAGACAATCATCTACGAGAAGTATCGCAGCAACACTTTGCCTGACCGATGGAGTTACATCCCATCGAAGATCACTGACAATCCATACATCCCGATTGAATATCTTGAATCGCTGAAGGAACTACCTCCGATCCAATACCAAAGATTCGTTGAGGGCGATTGGGATATTGCTGATGATGTTGCTAACCCGTTCTTGTATGAGTGGAACGATGATAGGCACATAGATGATAGCATTCAACTCAATCCTAACCTACCTGTGTTCGTGTCAGTCGATTTCAATATCAATCCACTTTGTGCTTTGGTTATCCAGCAAGTAAGCAGAGGTGCGATAGTGGTGGATGAGATCAAGATCGACAAGGGCAGCGTGGATGCTTTCTGCGATGCAGTGGAAGCATTAAGTGTGCCGATGGGCTTGATCAGGATCACGGGCGATGCGATGGGTAAGGGTGGCACAGTGCAGCAGCGAGATAATTCATCAGCCTACACTCAGATCAAGCGGAGGTTGAGGTTATCAGATAGCCAGTTTATGATCCCTGCCAACCCTACTCACTACAACAGTAGGATCGATTGCAACGCAGCACTCAGAAGGTTGGATATTCGTGCTAACTCCAAACGGTGCAAGGGCTTTGTGTTCGATGCGAAGCAAGTGCAGTGCGATGCCAATGGAGGCATTATTAAAAGCAATCGAAAAAACATAGCCGAACGTGCAGACTTTTTAGATTGTTTCCGTTACTTTGTAAACGCAATCCTAAAGCGTTATTTATGAGCGTATGTACAGCGTGCTTTGATTCTGGAATAATCGTTGACTACTGTAACGAGGGCATCACCTTCGGAGTAGTGCCTGCCGATGCTACTTATGTGGTAGACATCAAACACAATGCAACGGGCAAGATTCAGACCTTCTATAACAGCGAATCGGATGTTGATGGAATGCTTACCATTGTCGGGGCAAAGATCGATCCTCTGCAAGGCTATACGATCACATTAAGAGGCTGTGAGGTGTTCACCATCTGCGAGGTTGAATATACTTGCATTAGCTTCTCGGTAGTGAATAGCAATGCTGATGCTGAGGATGTTGGAGTTGTTAACTTAATCGACTGCATCGAATGTTAAAGAAGATCAAGATGATCCTTCACGGCTGGATGCTGTGGTGCTTCGATACTAAGGCAAGCAGAAAGCTATCAGAGAAGCGGATGAAGGAGTGCGTGGTTTGCCCATATCATCAGAATCTAACCAACACTTGCAAAGAGTGCGGATGCTTCCTGCCTGCCAAGACAAGAGTGCCAGATGCCGAATGTCCAGTGCAAAGGTGGTAGATGATATGACGGGCTTCATCATCGTTCAGGCTTATTTTCATAATAACGAGATCGATGAAGTTCTGCGTGTCAATGGCAAGATAGCCGATGCGATTGTCAATGTTGACTTCATCAGCCATTGCTTTCAGGAGGAGGATGAGTCAGGAGCAATCTTGATTCTAAAAGACAATTCAGAGATTAAAACAAACAATACACTTGATGAGATTATTCAAAGGATTAGGAGATCGACTGCGATCAATATTTTTGCACAGTAAAGAGGTCAAGCCATTGCGCCCAATGGTTGAATTATTCAAGCACGAAGGGCATACCTACTATCGATTCCCTAAAGAAATGAACCTTCCATTAGAAAGGTTTTCAATGTCGATGGGATTAATGGAGCGAATATCATCAGGTCTTAGTGGATCGGAGATGGAGCGAATCTTGGAAGGGATGGAGAAAGCATTGAGCGCAGGATTAAGCAATCCAAAGAATGCAGCAGTAGTGGCAGGCTACATCCATGTCATTAGAGAAAGACAAGATACCGTTATCCACAGAGATCTATTGCTTAACCTTGCTGCTTGTTGGGTGGTGCGAAGTGATGAAGATGTGGCAGTAGTTGATCCTGATATTCATAGTAAGAAATTAGAATTGTTTGAAGCGATGTGTAAGGAGGCTTCGCACGATTTTTTTACTCGCTTGGATATAGATCCTCTGATGCCATTACTAACTATGTCAGCCGATACATTTCAGAGCTTATGGGAGTACAACGTGGAGGCACAGCGCAATCTAACCAAAGCATTAACCCATCTGGATTCTCACCTCGACAGCGGGCGAAAAAAGTAATAGATGAGTTTAAGGCTCAGATAATGAGTTTAGCTGCTGGCAATATCGTTGAGTTCAATGAGTTGATGCGTGGTGATGTGTCGCTTTATTTGCTTAAATTTGAGCAATTCATAAAGCACCAACGTAAAGATGGCACAAGCAGAAGTTGAAATAGTCTACAAGGCAAACGCAACAAGCCTTGAAGCATCAGTCGGCAAGATCACTCAGACCAATGATGAACTTGTAAAAGGCGCATCAGCCACATCGAAAAAGGTTGCTGATGAGTTTAAGAAGATAGGCGGTGCTGCTGCTGCTGCGTTCGGAGGTCAGCAAGTAAAGGCTGCACTGGATCAACTCAATCGTGAATCTGATAAGCTAACCAAGAACCTAAAAGAATTAGAGAAGGAGCAAGTGCTGCTGATCGCTTCTGGCAATCGAGTGAGCAAGGCATATCAAGAGAATGCAAAGGCGCAACAAGCATTAAAGATACAGATCAATCAGGTCAATGCAGAGCAGGCAGAACTTAACAGAACATTCGGGCAGACTGAGACTAAACAAAAGAGCCTTACTGGTCAACTTAGAGCATTAAAGCAGGAGTTGGCATTACTTGAACAAGCGGGCAAGGATAACACCGAAGAGTTTGAAAAGTTAGTCATCGCTGCTGCCAAGTTAGAAGATCAGATCGGAGATACTCGTGAGCGAGTGCGAGTGCTATCATCAGACACCTTTAAGTTTGACGCTGCTGTTGGTGCGATCAGTGGATTGGCATCAGGCTTTGAGGCAGCGCAAGGTGCTGCTGCATTGTTTGGATCAGAAAGTGAAGAACTGCAAGAAGCCATCAACAAGACAACTGCTGCTACTGCATTAGCAAATGGAGTGAGAGAGATCGCAGTCCTGTTGACTGGTCAGGAGGCAACTAAGTTAGGCATAACTACACTCGCAACTAAATTGTTTACCGTTCAGACCGTTGCAGGCACAGTGGCAATTAGCGCTTTCAAGGTAGCATTAGCTGCAACGGGCATCGGTCTATTCTTGGGTGCGATTGCATTAGTTGTTGATAGATTACAGTCAGCAAGCAAAGCACAAAAGGATTTGAATGCTTCATTGGAATTGTTAAAATCTGCTGCTGCCAATAGTAAAAAAGCATTGGAGGAAATTGCTAACGCATCTAAAACTGCTGAGGATAGGCTTGCCTTACTTACTAAAAATAAAACCCAGTTACAATTAGATCGAGCAGCAGCAATTAAAGATCTTGAAGAGTCAAGTAAGAAAGCAGCAAATGTTGAGATTGGCGCACAAGCAAAAGCGGTTCTGGCATTAAAAGGTTTAAGTAGAGAGTTAAGAGATTCAAGACAAAGAGATGTTAATGCATCAGAAAAATCAGGCATTGAAAGAATAAGTAATGAAACCAAAGAATTAGAGAAACAAATTGTTGATCAAGAAAAACTAATCGCTGCATCACAAACAACTGTTGCAAAGATTAATAGAGATTCACGAAAAGCAACCCTTGATATAAATAAGGAGTTTGATGAAGCAGAAAAGATTGAACGTGAAAATAAAGAAAAGGAAGCAGCAGAGAAAGCAAAAGCTATTGCAAACAAGTCAGCACAAGATCGATTAAAGATTGTTGAAGAAAGAATCCGCAAAGAGATATTGATCGATGGAGAATCTCAGCAGGAACGCATTGATTTGGCTAATAACTTAGCAGATCAAGAAAAGTTAAATGCTCAACAAACGATTGAGAACGCCACGCTAAGGGCAGCAACCATCGCAAGGATTGAACAAGAACTTGCCAACAACATCGAGGCGATCAAACTTGATGAGCGTAAAAAGGCAAATGAAATCCGAGTTCTTGAACTTGAAGCAATACAGGCAGCAGGCAAGTTAGAGATCGATCAAGCGATTGAATTAGCAAAGGCAAAGGCAGAAGCGGAGAAGATTGCAGCAGGCGGTGAAACTGATCCAGCCAAAAGAGCAGCATTGGAAGCCAAAGCAGAAGCCGACAAAGAAGCAGCCATCAAGAAGATTAAGGCTGATGCCTTCCAAGCCGATGTTGAACTGTTTACAGCCAGATTAAAGTTGCAGCAGGAACTTGGTGATTTCAGTATAGCAACACAAGAGAGATTAATTGATATTGAGTTTAAGGGCAAGGAGGCTGCATTAAAAGCATCAGCCGATCAAACCTTAGCAGGGCAGAAGAAGTTAGCACAGGACTTGTTAAAACTTGAAGCCGATAAGCAAAAGGCACTATTGACAATAAAGCAAAATGCAGCCGATAAAGAGATTGAACTTGACATTCTTAGGATTCAAACTTTAGAGGCATTAGGCAAGGCTACATTAGATGATCAGAAGCAGTTAATCAATGATGAGTTAAAGCTAAAGATCAATGCCATAGATCAAGAATTGATTGCAGAGGATGAAAAAGAAAAGAAGCGAGCATTGGCAAGGGCAAAGGCAAATGGAGAAATTAAAAAGCTTGACGATGAATCAAAGAAAAAACAGATTGATGACGCTATTGAGATAGCCGATCAAACAGTTGCGGTAATTAACACAATTCTTGACTTCCAGAAGCAAGCATCAGAGAACAGGATTAATGATATTACTGAAACAAAGAATGTAGAGATTGAGGCAATCAACCAAACATTAGATACTGAAAGAGATAAGCAAAAGCAAAGAGAGGCAGCAGAACTACGGGCAAGCAAAAGGATCAACGAAGAAAAGACTAAGCAAGCCAAGCGAGATAAGGCTCAGGCATTGTTCCAAGCAGGAATTGATCTTGCTGTGTCAATCTTAAAGACGGGAGCGCAACTTGGTTATCCTGCTGCGATTCCTTTCCAAGTGGTTGCTGGTATTGTTGGGGCTGTTCAAATTGCTGCCATCGCATCCAAACCAATCCCTAAGTTTAAGAAGGGCGGTATTGTTGGAGGGCAAAGCCACGAGGCTGGCGGTACAATGATCGAAGCAGAGAAGGGCGAGTTTGTAGTTAACCGATCATCAGTGGCTCGCCATCGGGATGCACTCGATGCAATGAATAGATCATCGGCAGCATTCAAGAAGTATGTGGATGAAAGATATGTGCGCCCTGCATTGATGGACTTTGCTGCCAAGAACAGAGGCGCAAATGTAACCGTTAACGCATCGCTTAACAGCAAGTCAATGGAGCGAGAGATCAAAGGGCTTCGCAAGGATTTGAAAGGCAAGTCGACTGTGGTAAACATTAACTCATCAGATTCAAGATACGAATGGCACAGGAATTAAAGTTCTTACTTGATGGGCTTGATAGAGGTCAGCCATTAAATGCAGATGATTTTGGCTTTAAGATTAACGAGGACACCAACCTTAATGCAAGGCTTGTGTCGTTTGACAATGACTTAAACTTTGATGGATCAGTTTATTCATATCTGTTTGATCTATTTGTTGAAGGCACTTGCACGCTGGTTAAGGTCAAGGTTCTTTACACTTGCTCAACAGGATTGCAGCCGTTGGTTGATGGATGGTTTATTTTATCTGAGTGCGTATTTGATCTCGATAAGTGCAGGGTAACGACTAAGTTGTATGATGAAACATTCAGCACCAAGATCAACAACAACAAATCAATTCCATTTAGCACAGCATCAGCCAAGACCAAGAACCTTTTAGACATTACACCTCCGACACCAAAAGAGATTGAAATGTTTAATCCACCAACAGGAGTTTATGGTGTTGAGAATCCAAAAGGCATAACTGTATATCAAGCCTTCCAACATTTAGTTGGTTGTATGACTGACAACTTAGTTGATTTCGCTTCTGACTTTTATACAGTACCAACTGCACCATCGGAAACGGTAATGCTTACAAATGGTCGTGCTATCTTTAATCGGGATGACACCGAAACGCTTTTAACATTTGAGCAGTTGTTTGTTGCACTAAGCAAAAAAACAAGGTTAGGTTTGGGATTTGAAAAGCAAGCCAATGGCAGACCATTGCTTAGAATCGAACCAGCCGAATACTTTTTCCAATCGACTAATTCAGCAAGCCTAATTGATCAGCCAAACATCAAGATGTCAGTTGATACTACAACATTGTACTCATCAATCATATTTGGCAATGCTCCATATCTTGAGCAGTTTGAATGCAATAGAGGCGAAACAGCCTGCACGTTTTTACAAGTTCCATTCAGAGGATTTAGAGATGAAACCTTTGGAATGTTAGGCACTTGCAATAATTCAACCCAATTAGATTTACAGAGCAATGAAGTGGTATTCGATACCAATGTAATTGAGGACATTTACCGATTTAATTCTGATCAGTTTATGACCAATCCTGTGGTAATTTATAGCAATGTGATTCCCACCATTGGATCAGATAGGTATCAGGCAAAGCAAGGCGATCCGCTTTCAATAGGTCAGACAATTTACAATGCAGAGTTCACCAACGAGCAAGTAAGTTCTAATTGGTTGGGTGGTTATCCTAACAGCCTTGTTGAATACATTGGAGGATTTGATCCATTGGACACTGACTTTGATTATAAGATGGATGCTTCACCAACTCAATCTTGGGAGTATGATGAAGTGGCTGCAAGTTATTTTGATTGGACGGGTGATTACCTTGTATTTGGAACTGCTGTAAATGCTAATACGGCTTTCGTAAATGGTAGATCTTATGTCGCTCCTTATGCTGGAGTTTATAGCTTTTCATTTACCGCAGTGTTGGCTGATATATTAGCAACAGGCAGACGAAGCATTGTTCCAGTGTTGAGAGTGTTTAATGCACAAGGCGATCTATACCAAAGTTTTGAAGGTTCTGGTGTTAGTGATTTTAACATCAACCCTATTTATGTTTTTATGAATGCCACCTTTGCTTTGAATCAAGGCGATCAGGTAAGATGCGATTTAATTGGACGGCAGCAAACGGCAGGAGGATTATTGAATCAGGTAATACTTGACACTCTTAACATAGCTGGAGTGGATCGGTTTACTGAATTTGCAGGAATCGGTGTGCCGTTCGAGCCTTCAATATTGCAGCCTGTTGATACTGACACAATCAGAAATGTGCTTTACACTTTTGAGCGACCACTATCAATGAACGAGATCACATCGATCATCAACCAAACATCATCACCGATTGAGTTAGGTCGCACAGAGGATTCATTGGCGGTGATTGATTGCTACATTAAAACGATGGAAGTTCAATCTGTTATAAGGCAAAACGCTAAATTTGTACTAAAGTCTAACGAGATCCTCCGATGAGTTACAACTCCATACCTAACCAACCTATTGTATTCAAGCCATCGGCAGAACTATCAACCGACTGCGGATGCGGTGGTGATGGCTTCAAGCAACTTGTCGATTTTGATGATGAGATATTTTTCCAGATTGAATCGACTCCCTGCAATAACTCAGGAACTTATGGAGGCGGTATTGCTATTCAGGCTTGGACAATAAGCGGATCAACAGTAACATCATCGGCAGCTACATCATTAGGCTTCTTCAGTCAACCATTTTATCCGCAAGATATGTATGGCGTGATCAGGGTTATTATTGAAGTAGATGATATAATTGGTATACTAAATGTCAATGTAACGGGAGCATCAAGCCAAAACATTACAGCAGCAGGAACTCATACGCTTTACTTTGACACTCCTCACCTACTGACCAACAGCAGCATAAGTGTAACAATAACAGGCTCGTCATTTGTAGGTAGCTTTGTATTCATTAGCTTGGTTGGCGTTCCGAATGGTGGCTTGTTCTTAGGAGTGGTGGATGCTGATGATGTCAATACTATTGTCGCAAGGATTGATCCAACGATTACAACCATAGATCAATATCTGACTGCTGGCTTCTCGATGGTTGATGTGGCACTATCAGCAGGCTGCTATCGTTTAGCAATTGCCGAGTATTGCACTAACTTATGCGGTCAATACTTCATCTTTAATCCTTACTTCAATCCCACAAGATCAGGAGTACAGGGTTGGAGTTCAGTGCTTGGCACAGGAACAACGAATTGGGTAATCGATCCAAACTTAGCCAGCATTGAATTAGGCAGTGGTGAGAGTGCATACCTTGAATCGGTTACGGAAGTTTGTGAGGGTGTTGAGTATTCTATTGAGATAACTGTGGATGCCATTAGCAACGCAAGGCTGCGTGTATCTGTTGACGGAACTACCTACGGCTCACCTATCACAACCGCAGGCGTTACAACCATTGTATTCACTCCAACATCATCGGGCAATGTTAGCTTGTTTGGATCTCAGATAGGAGGCACACCATCGCTAATTGAGATCAGCAAGGCAACGCTAAGGGCAATCTACACATCTGTAAGGTATGATCGTTATAGTGATGTGATTGCAGTTGGCGAATATAGCGGATGCGATTACTTCAAGTTAGAAGGCTGCAATGGCGAGAATCAATTTGGCTTTGCTTTCTACGGCTCATCATTTCTGCCATCGATCAGGTTGGAAGGCAGAAGATACCAAGCGCAATACGACACCGATGCTGATCTATTCAGGTACGCTTCTGGAAGGTGGCACGCATCTTATGTTGATCGCAGGAAACGGCATACTTATTACTTCGGCAGATTGCCTGAGTACGTGCTTGACTTCCTTTCGATCTTGGTGTACTTCGATAACTTTTACGTTAACGGTGAAACACATTTCCCTGCTGAAGATTCATTCCCTGAAGTTGAGTATAACGATGCCGATGATCTTGGTTCGATCTCCATTGACCTAATCAGAAAGACTGGCATTGTTCGCAAGACTGTGTGCGTGGGTGTGGATGCTGACTGCTTGCCATCGATCCTTAATTTAGATGAGCCGTTCTTGCTTTATCAAGATGAGAATCGAATCATCACTCAGGACAATATTAATTTGTATCAAGAATAATTTTGTAAATTTGCAATAATCATCATCATAGACGTAGGACTTCTGATGCCATCCTATTGAATCGGCATTAACGAACAATAAAAAACTACAAAACTATGGGATGCGTATCATATTGCGATTCCTCATTGCTGGATCACAATCTTGTCAACTGTAACGATTACAAGTTAGGCGGGGTGTCAGCAATTTTGGTCGGAGCGTGTGGAACGGAATTAGTAGATCCTTCAGATAGCGTTGAAGTACAAGCCTTGATTGATGCTGGCACTGCCAAGCTAATTGAGGATATACGCTTCGCTCTTCCTGCTGGCTCACCAGTTACCGTTGACTCGCCTATCGGCTGCGGAACACCAATCAGAATCAACGAGGATCGTACTGCCACGCTTTACGATGCTAACGTAACTGATGAAAACAATACCTTCTGGAATGATGTCAACAATAGACGAATCTCTTGGATCTTAGCATTCCTTTGCGATTCGGGAACTGTTGTTTATATCAACCCTAATGTTGGTATCACTTCATCGGCTAACTTCATTATTCCTGAGCAGAACAACGAACTTCAGCGTTATGAGGTAACTTTTTCGTGGAGAGATAAAAACATCCCTTCACAGTATCCTGCTCCTGCTGGCATCTTCGGATAATGACAGAGGCAACACAACCACAAAGCCAAAGCACTGCCTCAATCGGGGTGGTGCTTATGGCGTTTGGTAGACCTCAATATTATTGGGCAGCCTACAACATCGCCTATTCAATTAAGCGATTCAATAAAGATATTCAGATCACTTGCTTGATCGAATCAAGGAGCGATGCAGATAAGTATTGCGGTGATCTTCACGAGGTCATTGATAGCTTCATCGAGATTCAGAACGATCACTTATACACCAACAGAAAATTAGATCCAGCAAAGGCGAAGGTTTATCTCTACGATTACCTTCCATACGACAAGAATGTTTATCTTGATGTGGATGCTGTGGCACTAAAAGACATTAAGCCAATGATGGATGAGTTGGTAGCACTTGGCAAGCCATACGCAAGCCATACGGTAGGCTATCACACCATCGATCAAGGGCGCAAGATTGACTCAATGCAGTGGGCTTATGCCGATGACATTTGGGCGCATTATAAGTTTGATGAGTCAACGGTATTGCCAGCCATCAACAGTTCGGTTCAATACGTTGAGAAGTCAGCTAAGGCATTAGCACTCTATAAGATTGCACAAGACTACCTAATCAATAACCCGATCCCATTGAACAAGCTACGAAGCAAGTGGGGAGGCGGTCAGCCTGATGAGTTGTATATGAATTGCGCACTGGCTAAGTTAGGTCTTGATCCAGCGGTTACTGATGTAGGACACAACGGCAGCGCAGAGATTGGTTATATTCACTTTGCAATGGTCAGAGGCTTATCCTTTGGAGATGTTACAAATCAATACTACTTCCAATCTTACTATGGCGGTAAGGGATTTACTCCAACCTTTTACATTGATTGGATGGATCGATTGCTAAAGTCTTGGATGAAGGACGAAGGCAAGCAACATAAATATTTCATTCACCGAATAACAGACAATAAATATGCAGACCCAAGAAGATAAGCCTAAGAAAGGCAGACCTAAAAAAGTTCAAGCAATCATACCACAAGCAGTAGAACCACAGCCACAGAGACACGGTTGGAATAGCGAAGTTGATGTATCTGATTTCCTTGCTGCGTTGATCTCAATGACTGGAGCGAAAAGAGTATTAGAGATCGGAGTGTTTGAGGGCGAAACATCTATCAAGATGATTGAGGCAATGCCGAACGGCAGCTACTATGTTGGCAATGACATCACCAATCACAGAAAGCACGTGCTTAAAAAGGATGGCGTTGTAGTTGATCTATTGATGGGCAAGTCGATTAGCGTAATTAAACAATTTGAATCTGAGTTCTTTGATCTTATCTTCGTTGATGGAGATCATTCGTGGGCTAACATCCTACCAGAGTTCAAAGAAGTTGAGCGTATTATTTCAAAGACTGGCGTTATCGCTTACCACGATGCTATTCATATGAAAGATGTGGCAGAGTTGATGAAATACGCAAACCATTACAAGTACAATGTAATCACGCTAAACACAAGCGAGGGCAGAGGCTTGGCATTGGTTCAACGATAACATTACAATGAGCATAGAGGTTAACATAGCAGTTCAAATTAATCGCATCAGCGTGGCACAGAGACTTATTGATTCACTCAATAGGCAAACTGTCAAGCCTGATTTGATCACTGTAATATTGCAGGGATTCGATCATCTTTTTAAGAGTGCGATTGAGATCAACTATGTTCGCAACACCACCAACAAAGGGGCTGCTGAAAGAATTAAAAACTGCGGTGATCATATCAACCTAATAATTGATGATGACTTTATTGCCTCACCTAAATACATTGAAACTGCATTAGATGGGCTTTGCAGAAATCCTGATGCTATCGGCTCTTTTTGGGGATTCAAATACCTAAACAATCAAGACTATCGTAAGGGCTGGACAAGTTTAGAATCTTGGACAAAGTTTGACAAGGATATTAAATGCCATCGACTTGGTGTTGGCTTGTCAATTTGGAATGAGCAAGTGCTAAACCTTAGGCAGATGGAATTTGAGCGAGTTAATTACAATGATATGCAGATGGCTGTACACTGTGCAAAGAATGGCATTGATATGTTCTTGCTTGCACATCCTAATGACATCTGCCAGCACATTAATGATGAAAAGATCCAATCAAATGCACTCTGGAAGGATGAAGTAAATCATATGCTTTACCTCCAATCAAAACATCAACAACTAATTGAATTGATATGAAAACGAATTATTGCAGATCTAAGAGTTGTGGCTCAAACATTATAGACAAACCTTCTACTAAAGCGGTAGCGTAATGGCACTAAGCATTGAAGAAATTGATAAGATAGTCAACAAGTTTGTCTATCATCATAAGGGTTGGGAGATGGCTCAAGCTCGTTCACCGATCAACCCGATAACAAAAGAGCGTGTAGGTGTTACGCAATATCCTGAGTATTGGGATGGCTACAACTATGCTGCGAAGATGTATGACAGCATCTTGCCTCACACTCGCCCTGACATCTATCCAGCACATCTGTTGAGCGTTCGTGCGCCAAACCAAACCGATGCACAGGCAGCATACATTAAGGCGAATTACAAGCCTACAACTCTGTCAGTGTTTGAAGATTTCAAGGCAACAATCAGCAGGGCTTTCGCAGATCAGAATTGGTCTATCCGTTATTCTGAGGAAGTCAACCCTATCTTCGGCAATGACACCTTTGAGAAGTATGTCAATGAGGAAATCGAGAAGTTCGGCTCTTTAGAAATGCTGATCAAGACATTGATCCCGACATTAAAGTTGATCGATCCTAATGGAATCATTGCCATCGAGCCAACTGATGTTGAAACCATCCAAGATGATAATGGCGATGAGGTGATCAGCAATGACCTGATCAAGCCGATGCCAGAGTATTACAACTGTAAGAAGATTGTAGGGCAAAGGTTCGGTGAATACTACCTTGTAATCACTGATGAACATAGTGAGGTTAAGGTAGGCAGCAAGAATGAGCGCAGTGGATTGGTGCTTGAACTTTACGACACGATGGCGATCTATAAGATCTATCAGGTAGGCAAGAAGTCTGATCTGCAATTCAGCGAGCCAGAACTTTACTACCAACATAATCTTGGTTATGTGCCTTGCCATAAGTTAGAGGGGATGCCTCAGTTGATCGGCAATGAGATTGCATTTCAATCGCCATTTATTACGGCAGTGCCATTGCTTGATCAGGTGATCCTTGATGAATCTTATCTACAAATCAGCAAGGCAACATCAGCGTTTCCTTTTATGGTTGCTCTCGGTGATATTTGCGAGTTCGTAGATCGTGAAGGTAATAAGTGCCAAGATGGTCAGATCTTCGATCCGATCAATGGAGGCTATCGCACTTGTGGCAGTTGCTCAGGATCGGGAGTGAAATCGAGATTCTCACCAACTGGAATGCTACTGATCAAGCCTAAGACATCATTGAGCGATGGCGATAGTTCTTTGAGTGGTGAATATTTGAAATTCGTTTCACCACCGATGGACACGCTGAACTTTTTAAG